AGAAACTAAAATATGTGTCATAAGTAAACCTGATTTGTAAGTGTGAATCTAATTTAAAACAAACCTTTTGAAATGTAAAGGCCTTTTTAATTCGATTTCATTTTTATATGATTATTAACTAAAAGTCTAGCCCACTAGACAATCCCCAAGTGTTACTAGAAACTTGGGGATTTTGCTAAATATACGCTCATCACTTCTTCTCCTTGCTCAGGCTTCGCCGTCGTCGTCGTTCGTTCGCTATTTAAAATTTAAAAAGTAAAAAATAAGGGGAGTTCAAAAACATAGCGCTATTCCATAAAGTAGGTGAACAAAACTGTTATTACATCAACGCGCCAGAGGTCAAAAAATTAGTAACTAAAGACTAAAAGACTAAAAGACTAAAAGACGGTTTAGCAGGACGGGCGGCAGGTTTTTTTATTTAACTAAACAGCTGGACGTTGTGAGCAACAGATTTATTTGTTGCTCTATTTCTGATAAAACTTTGTTTTATGTTTCGCTCCGCTTGCATGCTTCGCATTACATAGAATGGAATTCAGAGTATTCAAGAGGGTTTCTTTCCTCATGACAAGCATTGCAAAGATCATGAAAAGCCCTAGGATCATCAGGTTCAATAGGAAACTGACAATCAGAGCACTCAATAGTTTCAAGGTCTAAATCAAGCTCCTGAGAGCGCATATAATTATAATCCTCTAAATCACCGCTTCTAAATGTCATAACCTTTCTCCTAATAGAATATTTATCTCTTCATCTGCTGCGCGTTTGGCTCTAACCGCATCACCAAGACCATTAATAATTTCCTTTAATCGCTGATTTTCTTTAAGCGATTTTTGATACCGGACATCTAAATCGGTGTAATTATCCACACAATACTCAGCCACTTTTGAAGCAGCACCAACAGAAAGATCCTTTTTTAATACAGCGACCTTTTTTTCAAACTCTTCTGAGTTATTTTGAAATTTAACTAACATTGTATAAACCTTTAATTTGACGAACTACGCGAGCAGGTGAACCCATAGAATCGACTGTAATCAATTCTGGGTGTGTAACTAAGAACTCTTGAGCAAAGGCAAGGATAGCTAAATCACGCTCCTTAACTTCATCCTGAGTAGTCCAAACATAAGCTTGAGCTAGTACACGTTTTTCAGTTTTAAACTTTGTTATCAATTGCGAGTTATTCATTTTAAGTTCCCTTTGTTTGTTTCTGGTACTATTATATCACAGGTAACTTAGTATAAAAGGTTTTTTGGTACTAAAAGCGCAATTAATTTTCTCCAGGATTCTTTTGTTTGGTACTAAAAGAACCAGAGAACGTAATAAATAACAAATAACGGTAAAAGCTCCTGTAAGCCATTTTAAGAGCAAGAAAAAATCAGGTGGCACAATGTGTCAATGTTTCGTTTATTCACTTTTTCACTTTTTTGCATAAACATTCACATTCACCAAACGCATAGTACTAGAGTGAAGCTGTTAGATTCTGTTCATTATTATTTCTTTCTTCAAAGTAGGGTTCAATTATCTTAGGAGGACATGACACATGCTTGGTACTATTACCTTTTTTAAGCTCAACCATGCACTCATTAATGAAAGTTACGTCATAGCCAAAGTAGTATAAATCACGACTATTAATTGATATCTCGTCCTCTCCTGCGGTCATAGTGAAAAAATATTGTTTGTAGCGCCTATCTTTATTTAATATCACATCAACATAGCCAGTAAGATAAATTTTTGTAGCATCAAACGGTAAACCTAAAGGAACGCTGTTTTTAGTAGAATTCTGAGCAGTGTTAGAATTATTAAAAAAACCAGTATTTTGAGCAGTGGACGCGCTAGGTATCGAAAGCTCTTTTTTGTTATCTTCCATGTGAAGCTCATTAATGCTTTTCTTGTCATCTTTAATAAACGCCCACCATGTTGCATAGCAGACCGCAAAAAGTAATATGGCGAGAGTAAAAATAAGCGTAGGATCTTTGAGGCCGTTAACACCTCCTCGTTTTGTAATACCTCCTGTACTTGTGCTTCTGTAACACTTGTGCACGTCAACGGGGACTTTTCGCCACTTTGTAATGTCATCTTTCTTTTTTGGTTGTCCTGAGCTTTTAGGGCTATGTTCATGAATTCTTGGTCTCCTATAAAAATATGGTATAAATTCTACAGCTTGATTATATTTATGAAAATACGCGAACTCACAAACAGACCTAACTAGTTTATGAATCTCTTCAATAACGGGAGTACAATAGATAATATCCCAGTTATATTTACGATGACGCATGTTAGCCTCGCGCATTAATCGCGGGTAAAGGATATTGCCATCTTTATCTAAAACTTGCTCGCCTGTATCGTCACTGGTTCCCTCACTAATTTCTGGTTTAAATTCAGCTATAGCAACATGATAATGCTTGTAAAACTTTTCTGGCAAATGCTCCTTTAATGATTCAATGCCCTTATTATCCAACTCTTCAGGCTTAAATACTTTTGCGTCATTCGGGAAAATGTCCTGCACTTCATCCATGATTACAAACGCTTTTACAGGCATCCACCAGAACCAGCGACGCCACAAAAAAAGACCGCTTTCTGTTTGACTTGATAAACGCCAAATATCAGCACTTTCGGGAAAAACTTCATCTAATTCAATTTCTATAGACTCTTTAGTTAACACGCCCTCGATATTTGTAACAACAACACGACCAGCCCGTAAAGCTGGAAGAACCTCGAACCAGAAAGCGCTAGCTGATTTAAAAGAGCCGGGGGCGCCATGAAAAATTGAAGCAGCCATAAATAATTACCTTATGAAATTCATTACAAATTTTGTAACGTAAGAAGTGAATAAAAGATTCATACCATCAAATAAACGCATATCTACACACGCTTGCCTAACGTCCTGAGGTAGTGCTCCAAGTTGTGCGGTAATCTGAGACATTATGTTTAAATTCTCAATTATGACCTTAGCCACACCCCAAGAATACTTAATCATTTCAAACTGAAAATATAATTTAGCTTTAACAGCCCAGACGATAAACCAAGCCGTTGCACGCTGTATCGCGCTAGGGATATCATCAAAGAAGAAAAGCCACATATCACCAAAACTATCAGCGACCATTTGAGAAGAGCCAGCAACGTCTTTATATTCATCACCAAGCGCAACAAAAGGTAAAAACAAGAATAAAATAAAGAGTAATTTTTTCATTTAATCTTTCCTTAACAAAATAAAACCAGCAATAACAGAACACAAAAACATAATTGGCCCCGACAATAATTTAAAGAAATAATCAAAACGTCCAAGTGATAAATCTAAATCAACTTGAGTTAAATTTAATGATCGTGTTTCATAACCAGTAGAAGCAGGTACTTCAATTTTAAATAAACTAGTAGCTTCAGCCCTAACGCTATTTATAAAAGTAGTAGTATCAGATTTTATTTTTTCTATGTCAGCTTGTAGGGCCGCTTTGCTAACATCACCGAAAAGAGCATTAATTTTAGATTTATCTATATCTGACGTAGTAGTTGTATAACTTTCTTTTTCTTCTTCTTCATTAGGTTTATCTAGTTTTTCGCCTAGCGCTTCAATAGCTGCAACAACTTTATTGCTACCACTTTTTACCGTAGAGTTTAAAGATTCGTTAGATTTGCGTTGACCATGTTCTATTTGTGTTAATTTGTCGTTGGTATCTTTAATTAATGCAGTTGTTTCAATAGCCGCTTTTTCTTGCGTGTTAAGTGGTGCATTTGGGTCAGGTGTCCAAGTACCACCAGCATCAAAACAAGAATTACACAGACCAGCGACAGGGATAGAACAGGAGCCAGCACCAACAGGGCAAGATGTTTCTTTGTAATCTTGTGTTTCGTCCCAAGTGCCTCCACTATCCTCACAAAAACCCTTACTTGAAGAGGCAGAAATTACCGAACAAGTGCCGTTATCATCAAAGAAATCTGAATCACCCTCGCCAACATCAGGATGCTTTGATATATCACAAAAAAGATTAGTCCCATCATCAATACAACCATCATCGCAAATTTCAGATCCAGAAATCACCGAACAATGTTTATTTCTATCGGCTGCACAATAATTTTTACCTTCAGAAAAAAGACAATCGTCTTTTGCATCACCAGAACCAGAATCATCATAAGCTGGTTTGTCAGACACTACACAACCACCATCCGAAGCTGAAACGCCCCTATAATATGTTCCACCTCCATCAGTTGTTACTTTTTCAACATTACAAGACGAAGAACCAGAAGCTGATGTATGGCACATTTGAGGTGATGTATTATTGCCAGAGTCTAAAACTAAACTTTGGCATTCTTTATTTTTATTCTTTATATCGCGCTCAGATGCAAGTAATAGCTCTACATCTTCGGGTCTATAACAAAGAGTTTGATCATCGGCAGTATTAGGAACTATAAAAGCAGGATCTTTACAAGTATCTACATACTCAGGAGCGCCAAAAACACCGGCTATTCCGCTGGATGTAGTGGAGGGAGCTATACCGCGTTTTTCATCATCTACGCCAGAATGAGTAACATAAACTTTGTTTAATTTAATATGCGAAAATGAAACATTTATACGCCCATTGCTAATCAATCCAGCAATAAGAACACTCTTAGTTAACGAGCTACAAATAGAAGTCATTGTGGAGCTATTATTGTCTGTTTGTTTAGAAGTTTCCGTTGAATTTTCACCATTCCAAGCAGCGTTACAAGTTAAAGGATAATATACTTCAGGTGTTGCAGGTCTATTATCTAAATCTGTAAAATCAACAGAATGACTAAAAAAAGGCGAAAAAAAAGCGACTATAAAAGCCGCTAATTTCCACGTTTGCAGCGTGTTTTTAACTTGTACGAATGCCACTAGAGAACCCCTCAACAAAACAATAAGTAAAAATAGATGCAAACATAAGTGAAGTAAGCACTTTAATTACTTAGAAGTAAGTAATTTGTAAACAATGCCAACACCAGTAACAACAGCAGCAAGTGTCAAAATAACAACAACAGCTGCTTGAACATTTGTTGAGCCATCAGTACCCGCAGCAGCAATAGCAGTTGAATGATCAGCAGCGAAAGCACCAGTAGAAGCAACAACAGTAGAAGCTAGGACAGCCATTTTAGTTTTAAAGTTATTCATGTTTTTTTCCCCTAGGAAATTATTTTAAGTTTTACCGAGTAGTCGGTTAATTCGGCCAACAGAATGACCAACAATAAACCCTATTAAACAAGTAGCATTAAAAAATGCAAAATCTTCAACAGAGAATTCGAACAGATTCAATAAAACATTTATTATCGAATCAAAATCTATTTGCTCTTCAACTTGAACCCACTGCATAAGAACAGGACATTCGTTGTTTATCGCGAAAGTCGGACAAACTTGGTAAAACTTGCCAGAAGTAGCTGTACTACCCGAATCCGTTGAACCATCTTCAGTACAGCTTGGACAAGTAAAGCCAGCCGAAACCGAAGCAGAGAGACATAAAAAAAGCAGCAAAAAGATTAATTTTTTCATTTTCTAAAAAAAGCCAGGAAACAAAGGTTGTACAATTTCATAAGCTAAATGAAATTTATGAAGTACATCACCAATAAAATATTGCATATAAACCCCTTAATTAAATTAAAAAAAAGATGCTGAGCTAACAGCACCAAACGGAAATAATTATTTTTTCTTTATCAATAAACTAACTAAATAAGCCGATGCTAAAACAGCGATTAAAAAAAAGCATATTGATAAAAAAACAGACATTAAAAAGATTTATCTAAAAAAGGAATAAATTTAGTGTCGTATTGACTAAGCGACAAACTACCAAAATTATTTTTTTCAAATGAAGTGGGACAAATTTTATAATCTCCTACGGGAAGAACTTCACCAGCAGTACCATGCGAAATAGTAAACTCTTCAGGAAAAGCACCACCTTTGTGCATGTATGCTTTTTGTTCGTAAAGAGTCATATCTTTACCTTTGGAGGTGGTGAATTGATTTATAACAGGAGCTTCATGACCTTTTAATATTTGTATTTTCATTCTTTTAATCCTCTATTTTTTTATTTTCTGTGTTAGGTGTCTCACTTGATGCAGTGATACTAAATCAAAGTGAGATCATGTGTCAATGTATAATTGATACAAAAAAAGCTATACTGAATAAAATAATGTGAATCTAAGGGAATTATGAAAACAAAAAGTATCAGAGCGAGAATAGATGATGCGGCAAAAATAGAGCAAGCTTCCAGAGAGCTAGCAGCAGAACTACAGCGACAGGTGCCAGTGTCGGAACTTATTAGTGAATTAACGGATTATTTAGAAGATGCTAAAAAAAGAATTAAAGGAAAAGCTGATTAAACTAGCGAAAAAAGAAAAAATATCTTATAGAAGATTAAAAAAAAACCTTTTAAAGTAGTTAACAAGATGTAAATAGCAGTTTATTAAGCTGCTATTTTTTTAAGTTCAACCCAAGAATTAACCGCAACCAATTCAATAACCGATTTGCTAAACGGCATAACTTCGCCACTTTGAAAATCAGCTTGTGTCAAACCAGCTTTTAACGCTATTTGCTTATGACGTTGAAAAGTCGCTCTGCTCATCAAGCTATCTTCATTTTTTGGACTGTAGACATTTAAATGACCGATAGTCTTTATCAAATTCCAAGTAGAAAAAGCCTTTAAGCCATAACCACTTTTAAGACCAAGTTCAACCGCTGCATTTTCAAATTTATGTTTTATTTCTTTTGTATTCATGGTTTCAATTCCTGTGCCTACCCGACTATGCCAAAACTCTTTGTGCATGTTTTCGAGGTCTTTATCTGTCAAGTTATACCATTTACTTTTAGCCATTTTATAACCATTACCGATTTTTTTCAAATCTTGCTTAAAATAACGTGAGTTATATTGAGCTTCATAGCGAATTAAACCAGCAGAAATTAATAATCTTTTACTTAACTCTTCAGCTTGATCGTGAATTAGACAAAGACTTAATATTTTTTCAACCTCGGAATCATCACACATAGAGATAGCCAAATCTAAGCCTGCATGGTCAAAAGAATAATCTTCTCTAATCGCTTTCATTACCGTAGGGAATCTTTTTAATAGATCCTTTTTTAATTGTTTTCCTTTTGCATACATTTTGCCGCTTACAACTTGATTACCTTTTGAAATATAAACACTATCGGCATAAGTAGCCGTTTGATAACGTCCTACTTCAGCCTTTCTATGATGATTTAAGACTTTTTCAACTTGGCCTGCATTACCTAAAAAATAATTTTGTGTGATATCTAATCTAGTAAGATTCCACTCTTCAATAGGAGGTAATTTTATTCCTACTTGCTCTTCAATAAATGAATGCATCAAATGAAAATTATACTTAATATCAGTAGAGCCAAAAACATTATCATGCAATTCTAAATTATCAGGGTGTAAACGCGCAGGGCTACCGGTAATTTGGAAATGACCACCTAAAGAACAAGTAACTTGATGTGAATCAGAACGTATACTTTCACGTTTGAAAGTTTCGTATTCAATAGTACCGTCAGGATATATAGCTAATAATCTGCCAGTCCTACTTTTAAGTTCTTCAAAGGTTTCAGGCGAAAGCTTAGAGCAACAAACCGTTGCTGTAATCCAATCAATTAGCATAAAACACCACCAGAATTAACCGCTAATATCCTAAGTAACTCAGATTTTTTATTTTTAGCCGTAAGCTTATTTTGAACCTCTAAAGCCTCGAACTCAGTCATGAAAAATTGCGCACCACTTAAGCACCAAGAAGTCATAACGGAGCCTTTTTTACTGATTTCACGAAAGTAACGGTTACCAACAGAGAGAACGAATGATTCATTTGAAACAGCCATAATAAAACCCCTACTTTAAATAATTAACTTCAAAAACAGCATTGTTATCACAAACGTAATTAATCAACAA